ATGAGTACAATAGCAGCAACATTCGCAGGGTTCGGCATCGAAAAGACAGCCGATGAAAAGATTCATTGCGGCGCAGTCATTGAAACCGCAACCAAGACCGTCGAGAAAGACGGCAAGTCTGAAGTTGTTGCCATTGAGCGTGCAACAGGCAAGGCGCTTGCATACGGTGAATTTGAAACTGTCGTATCAAACAGCAACGAATACCGATACTTCGAAAAGATTCTTGTTGAGGGCATCGACCTGAAGCAAATCAAGCGCAACCCGACTGTTCTTTGGGGTCACGACTATTCTGGTCTACCTATTGGCAAAATCACCAAGATTTGGGTTGAAGACGGCAACTTGATGGCACGCATCAAATTGGCAGTTGAGAAATACGACTTCGCAAAACAAGTCTATGATTTGATACTGGATGGCGTCATCAACGCTGTGTCACTTGGTGGACAGGTCAAGCAATGGTCTGACGACTATTCAACAATTGAAAAGCTTGAACTGTATGAAGTTTCTGTCGTGCCAGTTGGCGCACACCGTGATGCACTTATCACAGCCAAGACAGTTGGCAAAGACAAAGCCGCCGCACTTCGCAAATCATTCGCTGACTTCGAACAAGAAGCAATGGTTGACAAAATCAAGTCAATGCCGCAAGATGAAATCAAATCGCACATTGCATCATTGAAAGCACTTACTTCGGCACTGGAAAGCGCATATGCGGCATCCACGGACACCGAAGAAGACGATGATGATGCAGCTGGTGACACGAAAGTGAAAACCGTGCGCAAACTCGTTCTTGTGCGCAGCAATGCGAAAGCAGTCGACAAAGTTTCCGAACTGTTGATTGCTACTATCAATAACCAACTAAAAAATAAGGGGTAATCTACATGTCAAAAGAAGTAGAAACCAAAGTCGAACTAGACGCTGAAGCATTGAAAGATATTTCAGCCGCCGTAGTTGCTGGACTTGGTGACACAATCAAGTCACAAGTCGACGAAGCTGTGAAAGCAGCCGTTCCAGCAGAACCAGTTGTCAAAAAGAACGTAAGCACCAAGGGTGCAGACGGTGACACGCCATCGAACGATGACGACGCACCTGAAGAAGACGAAGCGACGAAAGCACTGAAAGCGCTTTCACCAGCCGCACGTCTTATGCGTTCAGCAATCGCATTGTCAAAGGGTGACCGCAGCACGCTGAAGTCACTGAACGCTGTTGCCATCGGTAACATCGAAAAAGCAGGCTATGCAACCAGTGATGTCAACGCTGACGGTGGCTACATCGTTGCAGACCCAGAGTTCGAAGCTGAAGTTGAGAAACTTGCTGAAGACTATGGTGTTGCATTCGTTGAAGCAGATGTGCGAAACATCAGCACCAACGCCATCAAGACCAACAAGCGTGGTTCGAATGTGACCATGTACGAAACTGGTCAAGGTGCAAAAAAGCGTGGTACTAAACTGACCATCGAACGAATTCTTGTTGAGCTTCGCAAGTTTGCCGCAATTGCTATCGCAACCGACGAACTAGTTGAAGACGCAGCCATCGACTTTTGGGCTGAAGTCACACAAGGTTTTGCAGAGGAACGTGCAAGAATCGCTGATGAACTCGTGTTCACCGACGACGGCGGCAGCCTTTACAACACCAGTGGCGTTGGTACAGGTATTCTTGAAACAGCAGGCGTTGCAGTTGAAACAGTTGGTTCAAGCATCCAAGACATCACATGGGATGACCTGTTGAACGCTGAAGCCAAAGTGCCAACCAAGAGTGCGAAGAACGGCAAGCACTTCATGCACCGTTCAATCTGGAACATTCTTCGACAGAACAAAGACGACCAAGGTCGATACCAAGCTTTGCCAGCGGCAGGATTGGTCACACCATGGGGTACACCTGTTGTACTTGTTGACGTTCTACCAGCAGCCACAGAGGGCGGCGCAAATAACGGCTACACCGTATTTGGCGACCTGAAGCGTGTGAAACTGTACGTCAAGCGTGGTCTTGTTCTTACAGAGGGCAAAGAAGCCACTGTCACCGATGCTGACGACGAAGAAGTCAACCTATACGAACAAGACATGAGCGCATTGCGTGCTGTCACTCGTATGGTCGCACTGGTGAAATTCCCTGAAGCATTCTGTGTCATCGGCACTGGTACTGTTTCCTAATATCAAATAATAAAGTAGAGAAAGGAAACACATATCATGGCTAACATTGCAAATGTACGAATCGGTGACTGTGACGTCTTCTTGAACGAAATCCATCTTGGTCACACCAAAGGTGGCGTGGAATTCACTTTCGAACGTGAGTTTGAAGACTTAACCGTCGACAAGTACGGCAACATGCCAGTCGATATGGCGCTTACTGGTCAAAACTTGCTTATCAAAGCATTCTTGGCTGAAGTGACGAATGACAACTACAATGTTGCCATTCCAGAGGGGGCATATGCACTTGGTAGCAGCGACGACAAGCTTGGTCTTGGACGTGACAGCGGCTATCTATTGCGACAGGATGCGAAGCCATTGCGCTTGCACCCACGCAGTCGTGCAGCAAATGACCTTTCTGAAGACATCTACATTTGGCTTGCGGCATCTGTCGAAAATGTCGAAATGGGATTCAAGATTGACGAACAACGTGTTCTTGAAACCACATTCCGTGCATTCGTTGACGAATCGCAACCAGATGGCAGCCGTCTTGGTCGCATAGGCGCTGAAGCTATTTCGTAAGAAACGGCATTCGGGCAGCAATCAGAGGTCGGAAACGACCTCTTTTTGTTTGTGCTTTTGTAGTACAATATGAATATGGGTACAATCGACGAAGCACTAAAACGGCGCAAGGCAATCAGCCAAGAACAAATCACACACCGTGCGATTCTTGAACCTGAAACCACCAAACAAGCGCCAAAGCCACGTCAAAACAGAAAGAGGGTGACAAATGGCATACGCAACACAAAGCAGCGTTGAACAAGCACTTGGACGTTCACTGACGACTAGCGAAGCCGCTGGTCTGAATTCATTATTGGCGGCAATTGATACATACATCAACAAAACCATTGGTCGTTCATTCGGCGCTGGTGTTGAAGCCACACGATACTATGACGTTGAACGCAGCCGCATGGTTGACGTTGACCCATTTGTGACATCTGAAGTCGTTGGTGAAGAAACAGTGCAGCGTGCGTTCGAAGTGTTCTATGTCGATGCCGACGAAAACAAAGTGCAAGACGTTGATTCAAGTGACTATGAAGCACGACCACGCAACGAAAGCGTCAAGACGTGGCTTCACCGTCGCACTGGTCTTTGGGGTTCGGGCTGTCCATCAAACGTGACCAACTTGGCTGTCAAAGCATTCTACGGTGGCGGCGCTGTGCCAGCTGATATTTCATACGCAGCTTCATGGCTTGCAGCGCAGGCAATCAGCGCACAACTTGGCATGTCATTATCAGTGAAATCAGAATCCATTGAGGGGTACAGCCGCACGTTTGCCGACATGACGAAAGACAACGTGACCATCACCAGCATCTTCGACAATTATCATGAGGTCATTTTATAATGCTTGACGGCTATCTTGTCGACCAGTGCGAAGTGATAGCGACCACCAGAAACGATTTCGGTGACGAAGTTGAGGGTGTGACGCAAACTTTGCCGTGTCGATGGCGTGACATCACGCTGGTACGCCGTGCAGCGCATATGGACACATCAGACGCCAATGCGCTTGTTCATTTTGCACCAGACGCCGCCGTTGAACGTGGTTCGATTCTCAAGTTCAATGGCGAATACTATCAAGTGGATGAAATCACATACGCAAAGCGACTTGGCGAAACCACAGTGCAGTTCATCAAGTGTGGCGTGACCATCACGAATTTGGGGGTTTCATAATGGCAACCGTTCGTGTCGACAACAAGATGGCAATTTTTGTGCGTGCCAACGAAGCCGCAATGGAACGTGCGCTTGAACGCATGGGCAATGACATCTTCGTGCTGTCGCAATTCAAAGTGCCGTTTCTGAATGGTGATTTGAAGAACAGCGGTGAACACGTTCGCATGGGTCGTTTGCATCGTCGCATTCGATACGGTGAAAAGGGTGCGCAAGGCTACGCATCATATCAGCACCGTGGTATGCGTGCCGACGGCAGCCGCATCGTTCGCAAGTACACAACCAGCGGAACGAACAAGAAGTTTCTTGAAGATAGTGGTAGAATCATAGCACCAAAGTCTGGTCAATATTTCAAACGTGAATTCGAAAGTGTGAGGGTATAAGCATGGCGGTTCTGGACAATCCAATTATTCAAGACATTGCCAACTACACGGCTGACAACACTTCACTTGTCATTCGTGACACCATCTATGCTGGTGAACTGAAGCGTGGTGTGAATGGCGTGTTTGCCGTTGCCGCACCGTCTGAAGCACCCGACAAAGAAACAGGCATTCTGTACCAGTCGGTTGATTTTTGGGCAAGGAACGAAGACACTGGAAAAGCATTCGAACATCTGACTGAAATCTTCAATCTGTTTGACCGCAAACACCACTACACGGCAAGGGGTTATTTTGTGCATTTCAGTCACAATGATTCAAACATCGAAGACATGGACAAAGACGCAGAGGGCGCAAAGTTGCTAAAGCTTTCCGTTCGCTTTATACTAAACAGCACAACAGCATTATCATAGAAAGGTATCATGACGATATGACACAACAACCACAGCAAGACGCAACATTTGACTTGGACTTGGACACACTCGGACAATCCAAAAAACGTGTGAAAATTGGCGGCAGCGTCATCGAATTCGACCCACCATCATTGCAAGATTTGATTGAACTTGCCAAATTGGGCAGCAAGCTTCAAAAGATTCAGAACCAAGGTGACAATGTTGACATCGACAATATGTCTTCAGTCATGGATGAATTATCAAACGGCTTGACCAACATCGTGCCAGAGTTGAAAGAACACAAACTGAACATGGAACAGCTTCTTGCGCTGATTGATTTGTTTGTTCAGTCGGCACAGCCGAACGACACCAAGGAACTTGAAAAGCGTGGCATCAAGCTTGACGGTGACCAAAAAAAAACGGCGTAAGACTGATTAAAATGGTCGCAATATTCTTGCGATTCTATAACGGTTACACACTGACACAGTTGATGAAAGAACCAGCACACTGGTTCTTTTCTCTGTTGAATCAAGCTTTCAAACTGGACGCTGAAGAACATTTGAAGCTGTTGGGCGTGGCGGCGTACCCACACATGAAACAGCAGCAGGCAAACGAATTGCGTCGTGCTTATGTTGACAACAGTCGTGATATACTTGAAATATTG